AGATGCGTATTAATGCAGATTAAAATATTATAATAGATATATAAACATTTAATATCAAAATAAATATATAATATGGCTTTAATATCAACTCTTAATAACCAAAATGATGATTTAATAGAGTTAAATAGGGACAGTTTTAAAAACCAATCTTTTAATTTCAATATTCCACGAGAAAATAAAAAATCATTTGACAATTCGTTAAATAATGAACTATTTAATAGACAAAAAATTAGCGATGATGTTATATCTATGTCATCTGCCGGTTCTTCGCGTGCTAGTTCTCCTGGGGGAAAACAGAATTATATGAAAAATATGAGTTCTATTTATAAAAATAAGGAAAAAATAGTTAAAGTTAAAAGGTTTGATAATGACGATGATAGTGATAGTAAAAAGAGCGGTAGAAGTAGAACAAGTGCTAAAAGTTATTCTAGTTCAGCGAGTACCGCTAGCGATGAGAGTGGCGAGAGTGGCGAGAGTGTAGAAAGTGGAGTAAGCGGAGATAGTGGCGATAGTGGCGATAGCGGCGATACAGGAGGAAGCGATGATACGGGAGGAAGTAGAGATAGTGGTGAGAGCAGAGGAAGCGATAGAAGATTATCAGGAGGTGGGAAATATTCTAATGAAAGAAAAAAATACTTAAGTCCGAAAGAGTTACTTAAACTAGAACTAAATGAAAAAAGAGAGATAATATATCAACTTGATAGATTACAATCAAAGGGTTTCAAAGTTCCTTTTAATTTTAATATGAATTCTGATCTAGAAGAAATGAAGACGGAATATAACAGAATAATTAGGGAAAAAGAGTTAGACGGAAGTATTCGTTTTCAACAAAAAATGCTAATGGCATTTATATCAGGTACAGAGTATTTAAATAGTAGATATGATCCTTTAGCAATTCGTCTTGACGGATGGTCAGAACAAGTTAATGAAAATATCAATGATTATGATGATATATTTGAAGAGTTGCATTACAAATATAAGGCGACCGGTAAAAAGATGGCGCCTGAATTAAGATTGTTTTTATCTCTCTCGGGCAGTGCATTTATGTTTCATTTGACAAGTAGAATGTTTAAAGAACAACCTCTACCTGATATTGAAAATGTCTTAAAATCTAATCCAGAATTAATGAAACAATTCCAAAATGCAGCGGCAAAACAATATATAATTGGTAACGAGCAACCAACTCCTCAAATGTCGCAAAATAGGGGTTCTGGAAACGACAGCATGGGATTATTTAATATGGTAAGTAATCTATTTGGTTCTTTGAGCAGCGAACCTCCGCAAACTAGTATGCCAATGTATCAACAATCTCCCCAAATGCAACAATCACACAATTCAAGAAAACCTGCAGAAGATATAGATAATATTATAAGAAATGTTCATAGCAAAATTTCAATTGATGATAGCGATAATAATATAGAAACTCTATCTGTGAGTGACGAAGAAATAACATCTATAATAGAAGATACTGCAGATGTTCAAATATTAAAAGGAAAAGGTCGTCCTAAAAAAGGTGTTCGTACTCTAAATATTTAATTATATTTATAATAAAAATAATTGTTTATGGTAATTATGCAATTATGCAATTAAGCGATTAATTTATTTTCTATTTTTTCTTAAGTTTGTTATCTTTTTAGCAGAACTTTTAACAAAGTTGCCGACATCTTTAACGGATTTTACGATTCTATCGGGAGTACGTTGTAGAGTTCTCATAGGGTTGCTTATAGTTTCTTCAACTTCATCTTCAAATACTTCAATTCTATTTAATAGACTGCTTAAGGTGCTTAATAATATAGGTATTATTATTATGGTGAATAGCAGAGTTAAGAATAAAAATAGGGATATCATAGTTCCTACAGATATTATATCTCTGCTTAAATCTTCCGAACATTTGCATTTTTCATTAGTTAAGTATCTAACATAATCAAATGCGTAGTATATGTATACTACAAACATTAAGAAGAATATGAAAGTGGCAATTGAGAGTAATTGGACTACTACATATCCCATACTTTTAGCTACACTGGTTAGAGATATAAACGAAGTTATTAAGAAATAAGCTAAAGCGATTATTGTGAAGTTTTTGATAAACTCTTTGTTAGGGTGTTCTGAACATTCACACCCCATATTCTCTAATTTGTAAATGTAACTTAATATTATTAATAATAATATAGCAAATATTGCTTGAATTAATGCACTACTATAAAAAGACAGACTATTGTTACTTTCTTTCATTATACTATTTCTTGCTCTATACTATTATATAGAAATAATTTTTTTATAATTCAATAATATTATAAATAAAAAATTTTGTCGAACTATCAAAATTTTTTATATCTATATTTTTAATTTTATCAATAATTTCAGGATATTTTTTTATAGATAATAATTTATAAATTTGTTCTAACAATATATCAAGTATATATTTATGGACATCTTTGTTTGTTATTTCTTCCACGTGATTATAGATATTATTTAATAATACGATTAATTCTTCATTTTTATACTTTACCCATACTTTATTCATATTATGAATTTTCTTTTTCCATTTAATATAATCACAATATAAATCATATTCGTCATTTAGCAGTAATAAATTATTTTCATATACATATTGAGGGGGGTTCCATTCTTTATTAGTTAAGTAATTATCCCAAATTTTATCAATATTTAATGCAACATAGTCTTTATCAAATAATTCCAAAATATTACAATATATGTCATCCTCGCTTGTTTTAATATAATTCAAAATAATATTAAATATTTCATCTAACATCACATTGTTATTTATAATTTCTCTTATCTTTTCATATATGTTTTCTTTATTTTTATGCGATAGTTTGTTCAAATAACCTATCAAACTTCTTTTAATCTCCGAAGTTTTAGAAAATTCAGGTATAATTATATGGAATCTATTTTTTGCCTTCGGTTTATTGTATTTATCTTTATTATTAAAAATTTTCTTTGCCCATATCATCTTAGGATCGTAGAATGAGTTAAAACAAGTATATGTGCTTTTAATCTCTGCGACCTTCTCTAAAATATTCCCCGGAATATCAGTTATATTGTTATATTCATTTTTAAATTGTTCAATATCAATCTTTATGATTTGTTCGCTCATTATATTTAATTATTATAAATAATCTTATATATTGAATAATCAAGATAAAAAAATGAGTACATAATTGAAAAATATTTAGAAATTTCAAAAAGTTTATAAAAATCTTAGAAAAATAAAATTATGTACTCAAATTTTCAAAGTATAATATACATAAGGCAGAAACACTTATTAATAATAATATGTACAAGATATTGAATAAATTGGATGAACTATATGCCAACAATTTGGTATATAGAACAATTATTGTCTGCAATAGTACAGAAGATTATAAGCACATTTTAAATACTAACAAATATGATGTATATATTCTTGATAAATATGATGATAATATCAACTATGATGCTTTAGATGTTAGAATACTACTAATAAAAAGCGAAAGTTTTCTTCAATTTATTAAGGATTATAATAAAAAAGAATTGGATAGATATTTTTATACATCTATTATATTTGATTCGGAAGACAATGAATTAAAAACAGAATATCTAAAAATATCTAAAAACAATACACTAATAATTTAATACCTACGTTTTCTACAAATCATTGATTATATTAATTATTTTTTAACAATTTATAAATTTCCATATTATTATCTAATAATATTTTAGAAGTTTATAGATAATAAATGGCGAAGCGTAGTAATTCAGGCGATATGATTAGTATGGTTTTAATAATAGTATTTTTATTAATTGCAATATTCGCGCTTTATTATATGAATGGAAGAAATGTATTTGAACCTTTTTCAGGAGATAGAAAATATTGTTTAGAATATTATTATATGGATGGTTGCGGGCATTGTGATAGATTTAATGATAGCGGAGTATGGGAAGAATTAAAAAAAACATATGGAAATAAATTAGAATTTAATAAATATAATTATCGTGATGCTAAAGATAGAATAGATAAATATAATATTACAGGATTTCCTACAATTATTCTAACAGAAAATGATAATATAAAAGCGGAATATAATGGTAATAGAGAAAAAGACGATTTAGCAAAATTTATAACTAGTTATATATAAATAATATATATTAATAAGAATATAATAAAAATGGGTGCTGGATTAATGCAACTTGTATTATATGGAAACATTTCGCAATATATTACACAAAATCCTCAAATTAATTATTATAAATATTCACATAATAAACATACTAATTTTTCAATAGAGCAGATAACTTTAACACCAGAAGGTAGTTCTAATGCGGGGTTTAATAGTGGCGCTGTAATTAATTTTAAAATAAAGAGATATGGGGATTTTTTATCTAATATGTTTTTAACTTTTAAAATCCCTGATATTTACTCAAATAATGAATATAGATTTAGATGGATCACTAACATTGGTTATAATTATATAAAAGAGGTCAGAATAAAAATTGGTAATAATACAATTGAATCTCTTTATGGCGAATGGTTAAATATTTGGGATGAATTAACTAACAAAGACGGCATTAAATATAATAAATTAATAGGGAATATAGATGAGTTAGTAAACCCCTTTAACTTCGTTCCAAAATATACGATTATTAATAACAGATTATTTAACGTCACATATCCTATCTCTGTTTATAGTTCCACAAATAACAACCCTAGTATAAAAGGTAGAAAGATACAAGTTCCTTTGAACTTTTGGTTTACTAAAAACCCTTCGTTAGCACTGCCCTTATTAAAAATGCAAAATATTGAAATATTATTAGAAATTGAAACAAATCCAAAAGGTTTTGATGGATTATATCAAGTATGGAGTAATATATTAAATATGTATGTAAGTCCCGTATTGTATGAAAAAGTACATTCAAAAACTGTAAGTATAGAAGATTTTGTTAGTCCCAACGATAAGTCATTTGATGTAAGGAATGAATTAATATGCTCCTATGTTTATCTAGATAGTGTTGAAAGAAGTAAAATACTATTAAATACACAAGATATAGATTATGTAATAAGTACGCCTAAAAGAAATCACGATCAGTTTAATGCAAATGAAACAACAAAAACAATTACTATAACAAATGCATCACATCATATTAAAGAATTAATATGGATTGTTAGGAGAAATGATGTTATAGATAATTTTAATAATTATACAAACTATACTGCAACACACGAATATACTGAAAATATGGGAATATTAGATAATATAGAAATAAAATGGAATAATACGATATCTCGCACAGACAATGATGCAGAATTTTATAATCATATTGTACCTTATAAATATCATACAAATGTTCCACGAACAGGTTTATACTGCTATTCATTTTCTTTATTTCCTGAAAAACAAGTTAGTGCAGGTTCTTACGACAATAGTCGTGTTACAACATCACTAACTATAAAAACGAAAGAAAATCTGAAAAACAATAGTAAAGTAAATTATATTCATAATATAATATCAAGTTTAGGAAAATTTTACAATCCTTTGGTGTATGAAATTGTTGTATATGCAATGGACGTAAATATATTACATATAACAAATGGAAATGCTGCTTTTAGATACACTTAATTTATTTTTTATATTCTTTATTATTAATAAAAGAATTATGGATTTATTTACTATTGTAATAATAATCGTTTTTGTATTTATAATTAAATATTTAATTGACACTATAAATTCCCTAAATGGAGAAATCAGAGAAATTAAGGAAAAATGCATAGGTAATAATAAAACTACATCATTTAAAGAAAATACAAATTTACCTAAAATTAATATGGATGATATCATAAAGGGTCTAACATATTTTAAAAATTATGTTGGCGAACAGAAATAATAAATTGTAAAATTATATAAACATATATAAATAATATAAGCGTTTATAATGAAATATGCCAAGGAAAAATAAAAAGAATGAAGTAAAATCTACAATATATAAA